TCACATCTCAATCCATGCAGAGAACACCAGCGGATCGCCGAATGCATAGCGCCTGTGTTCAACCGTCGAGTTGTACGGCATATACACCTGGCGGCAAGCGCCAACATCCCCCCCGGTTCGATACACTTTCAACGCGCCAGCCACAGCCTCTGGGTAGTTTAGGGCCAGCGTGGCGTTGCTGGTCTCGTTCTGGAAGTATTCGCCTGGTTCGGTTATAGCGTTTAAATCTGTGCCTGCTGGCAACGTTTTGTCCGCAACCGGAACCGCGTCCGTTTCCTCCGCAGTCACAGTATCCTTCGTCGCCAGCTCACCCAACCCGAGGTTTTTCTGGGACTCAGCTTGTGCGACTTCGCCGGCATCTGCAATTTCAGACAGGTTATTTTTGATTACCAGATAATCCGACACCACCGGGGCAGCCGTAACTTTCACGCCCCGATTGGCACTTACCCCCGACACACTCCCCGTAACGCTGATCGTGGCCGTCCCCTCACCCGCGGCCATGAGTCGACCATCTGTCGTCAGACTCGCAACAGCACTGTCTGTATGCGCGATTAGAAGGCAAGTTCATTCAATTACATTGCTCCCTCTTTACCCCCATCTAAAGCAACGGATTCAAATGCCTCATCACCACATATTACCCAGCTACTTATAATTAACGCAATTAATAAGAAAGTATCGCTTTATTTACAAAGACAGTAAAAAATTTACACAGAAATACAATCAAGAATCTAATATAAAATAGGTTAATCACACTAATAAACAAAGGAGTGTAAAAATGAGAGTTGACATCCCAGAGATAAGAGAAGTTGAAATAATTGGTGATGAAATTGTTTTAACGGTTCACCCTGAAGTTGAGCTTGGAAATGTTGTAGGTATCTATGAAAACGCCCCCAACGCCAGTGAAGGGAATGCCCTTGCATTGATTTATGGCCCAAACAATAAAGCTCACATACCTTTTAAAAAACTCAGTCACGAACCTGTCACTGACTATTATATTGCACTCTTCACCAGTAATGAGCATGTCTATGAAAAAATTGACAACCCAGACTTTGACAAAGCGTTGTCATATAAAGTAACCCTGTACAACATCGAAGGTAACGAGTCTTCATCTTCTGCAATAAAGGGGAAATCCACTCCATGCTCGGAATTAACCTTAGAATTATATAATTACTTTGGTGCATTAACTGGTGATGTAGTAAGTCGATCGGTAACAGATAACAACGGCCACTTTGAATTAAAGCTTAACACACCACTCGCCCCTTACAAACCATACCATATAACTGCAAGAGGGACTTATTACTCTCCCAATGAACATATAACAATAAGCAAATCACTTGGTGACGATGAGCTAATTGTAAATGGCAGTTTCCAGAAGGGTCTGGATGATTGGATGCTACATCCATATGCAAAAGATTATTTCACATTCTTAAAAGCAAATGGACATGGGAACTTCAAACTGAACGAAGGCTATGACGGCCGTGAGATTAACATTTGTCAACATGTAAGCCTCCCAAAATCCTCACGCATAAGAATGTCAGGTGAAATAAGAGTTAATAAGTTTGATACAAGCAGGCCGTACCGCACCGTATTCTTTGGTTGCATGACCATCCCTGGCGGAGGAGGGCTTTTAGGTCTTCATATTCGACACGACCTCAAAGAAGATGAATTAGGTAAATGGATTACGTTAAGCTTTGAGGGGGAAAACCTTCAAGGTTGGCCATGGCAATCCCTTAAATTTGGATTTGATACAGATGGCATAGCTGAAATTGATGTCAGAAATATATCCATGGTAGAAATTTAAGCCACAGCCCCACATTCTAAGATAATTCTATCTTGTTTGTGGGGCCTATATATGCTTAATGTCAATACGCTTTCCACGCAGAGAACACCAGCGGATCACCAAATGCATAGCGCCGGTGCTCAACCGTTGAGTTGTACGGCATATACACCTGGCGGCATACGCCAACATCCCCCCCGGTTCGATACACTTTTAGCGCACCAGCCACAGCCTCTGGGTAGTTTAGGGCCAGCGTGGCGTTGCTGGTCACGTTCTGGAAGTATTCGCCTGGTTCGGTTATAGCGTTTAAATCTGTGCCTGCTGGTAGGGTTTTATCAGCCACAGGCACCGCACCGACATCCTTCGCAGTGATAGCGTCTTTGGTCGCCAATTTCCCCAACCCTAGATTTTTCTGCGACTCTTCCTGCGCTTTCTTTCCTGCGTCAGCGATCTCTGACAGATTATTTTTGATAGCAAGGAAATCTGACTCTACCGGCGCTGCTGTAACCTTCACAACTCTACTGGCATTTTTACCCGATACATTCCCGCTAACACTGATTGTCGCAGTCCCCTCACCTGCGGCTATCAGTTGCCCATCAGCCGTAACACTCGCTACCGCACTATCTGTAGAGCCATAACTGATGCTTTCAGTGGCATTTGATGGTGTTTTCGTTACCTTCAGTTCGTAGGTATTACCTGCAATCTGATCAGGAATTGCCGCCAAAGTGATTGACGTCAGAAGAATATCCACCCGTACAGTAACACGAACACTCAGACCTGAACTGATGCTGGCAATAATGTCTGTGCTGCCCGGCCCAATTGCACGAAAGAGCCCATTACCATCAATGGTGCCCGCCGCAGTATTCGTACTTATCCATGTAACAGGGAAATGTGGTGCTAAATCAGCGGGTAACACCTGAGCAGTGAATTGTTGCGTCGCGCCAACACCTATATTTAATGATGACGGTGTCACTATGATGTTCGTCGGCGTAGGATCTGGTTTAATATTATCTGCCTGATCCGTTTTAACGATATACATCATCGCAATATTCTGCGGCCTCGTTTCTGGTGCAATATTCACCGCTGGATTCGGTGAGATTTGTCCTGTACGTGCTGAATATTGGCGGATCTGTTCACCACCCGGACTATTACGCGCATTAGAGGATGGAACATCAAATCGATAATATGTTTCTATCCCTGCGAAATGCGCATGGTCCTGCATTCCATGTCCTTGCTCGCTTAGTAACGGGCGGCCACTATCAGGATCAACAGCAGACCCATTAGCCCACCCACGAATAAACTTACCTCGAAGGTCAGGCACTGTCCCTGAAGGATATACAGCGTGTAATTTGGGGTTTTTAGCCGTATCGAATCCTTGACCATTTGCTTCAATCCAGCCATCTGGTGGAACCATAGCTCCCCATGCGACTACCACACCGACGGGCAGCAGGAATGGTGCCAGTTCTGTCGTTATGTCACTGATCGCATTTTTGATAGACTGTTGAAGTGTAGGGGGGGTAATAATCAATGAGCCGTCTTTACCCGCATCTGCTTCATCTTGCGTCGCGCGGCGATAAATAAACGCCTGCCATTTAGCATCTTTTGTACCTGGCTCAGTCGTGTTGTTATCCGCCAATGACACATAAGATATAAATGCCCCGCCGCCCTGACGATGACGTACAACTACCCCTGTAGCATAGGGATACGCAGTGCCGCTGTTATTCGCCGGCGTGATCCATTCGGGGAAGCTGTCTGTTTGATACTGCCTCAGCGCAACGGTGATGGCGTTCAGAATACTGTTCATCACGTCACGCTCTACCTCCTTGGCGCTCGCGTCGCTCATCAAATCTTTTTGGTAATCCTCGCCCCATCCCTCGACAAAGCTGACATAACCTTCTGCATTTTTATCATCGGGAATTTGTTGCTTATCACCTGCACTGGCGAAGGGGATACGGAAAAACTTCTGGTCCATCGCATTCTCCAAATAAAAAAGGCAACTGCATATACAGTTGCCTTGCTACTTAATAATTAAATTACGGTGTTACTGGTAGCTCAGGATAAAATCGGCTACGGCATGATAATCGCCCGGCTTAATATTTCCCGGCACACCATCCCCCTGAAGATAAACGGCAAAAGGTAGGGTATTGCTTCCATTCTGGAGAGAAAAGCTTTTACTTGACTGCCCTAACTGAATCACCTCTCCAGTGCCATCAGTAAACGCAATACTGGCGCCACTGGCCGTTCCTGTAATCCCGAGTCGCCCGTCCTTTCCTTCCATTCCTGAAAATGTGACACTTACATTGTTACCGCTACCTACCTCACAATTCTCCAAATCAATTGAAAAAGGGCGTAGTGTAGACTTGCCTGAACCATTTTCCTTCAATAAAACCACATCGGAGATTTGACCGAAGCTAATGGTTTGATCAAGGCTCTCAGGTGAGATTGAACAGGTTGGCTGTGTACTAATAATGCTACCTTCCAACGCTACCTTTCCATTAGTCTGCCCGGAAGCGATACAAGTCGTGCTAGCCATCCCCAGAGAAACAAGTGATGCAACAATGAATTTTTTAGTAAACATAATAACTCCCTTGATTTTAGTTAATGCCCTAACTGGCGAAAACCAAAATATAACCATAAAGATTAAACGGGAATTCATCACTATTGTGTGGTGGCTGGGACAATATATTAATCGAAACCATTTTGCCCCATCGTTGTACCTGCAACCAATCGAATACTTACCGATATTTTTGCATCTCCTTCTTCAGGGCTTACCTGCTCCTCGCCACTATAAACATCAAATGCACGATAAGGTTCAGCACTGAATACCAATGCAAGGTCTGCGGTAATAGTGCTTGCCGTTGTCGTCTTTGGCATAGCGTGGACTTGTACCGTTACAAACTCATTGTCTTTGCCGAGATAAAAACATCCGCTTTGCTGGGAAAAAGAGGTAAAAATGCCGATATTATTTAACCGGCTAATCCCCAATGGGTTTTTAACACTGAATGTCCCACGATAAACGACTGCGCCATCTGGCATAGATTGTCTCGCCATCGCCGATTTGGTTGTCGTATATGATGTCGAGTAAATCTTTGGAATAATAGGGTGGCTCGCTAATACCTTAAGGCCATCGCTTTCCTGTTTTAACAGGTTATCTTTGACAGGGCTGATGGTTACATTACCACCTTCACCAGGATCCCCCTTTGGCCCTTGCGGCCCAATCTCACCTTGTGGCCCGGCATCTCCTTTTTCGCCCTGTGGTCCCACATCGCCTTTTTCTCCCTTCTCTCCCCTAGAACCAACAGCACCATCTTTACCTGCCGGACCCGCTGGGCCGATATCCCCCTTGTCACCCTTGTCACCTTTTTCCCCCTTAGGGCCGGCCTCACCCTGAGCACCATCTTGACCAGGTGGGCCTGGGGGCAAGAATTTCTCTAATTCTTCAGCCTTCGTTTTTCTTGTTTCTTTTTTTCCACCAACTACCTGAACTAATGGTATTAAATCACCACCAGATAACTCGACAGCATCAGGTAAAGCACTAATTTCAATGCTAGATGATGAACTCTCATTCAAAGTTTTCTCCTCATCCAACGGCCGTGCAGTTCGTGAAATAGGCGTAGTGCTGCCTGACGACAGTTTGATTTTCGTCATGGTCTTCTCCAGCTGATTTTAAAAATTAAATTATGAGTGTGCCGACCAGCTCAATTGTTTGGCAAAGCGGTGTCACGAGAATTGTTTTAGCGTCGATCTTCGATGGGTTGCGTATATCTTCGACTACAAAATTTCCCATGCCATCGGTTACAGCATATCGCTGTATAACCGCACCAGAGGTATCTGTAATGGATAACGTTACATCCAGATCGTCTACAGGTAGGTCATTAACTGAAACCTGACCTGAAAGAGCCACACCACTCCATCTGAGAGAAATTTCACCATAATAATTCATCGGCGTAATTCCATCCCCATACCAGAATGGAGCGCGATTGAAATTAGCATTGTATGGCCCGAATCCAAACGGCCTGTATTTAACGACACGGTGCTTCCGCATCCCAACACCCTGTGGCCTTGGTATCAGGTCATAATCAGCCACCAGCTGCTGCACAGCGACGCTAACACTATCATCCTGCCACACAAGCCGCATTGTCATATCCTGACCATCAAGCACAGTGGCATCAATCTCTAAAATGTAGTCTGCGGCGGCTTTCACATCATCCAGTGTCGCAATGCCGTTATTTTTGCAAATCTTGGCCTTAATCATCTTGCGGAATAGCACATCATCGACTTCTGCTACTTCACATGACGGATAAAACCGGCCAACTGGTCGTTTACGAAATCCGGCAATGCGGCCACAAATGTTGAGCTGCTCCCCCTCAGCAGTATCGATATTCAGCATGTTGTGGATTTTTTCCAACTGCGCTTCAATTTTTGATTGCGCGATGTCAGGCAAGATCAATAACCACTGAATTAATTTGGGAGAATTTTTATACTGCCAATAGACACGCGATAATTGTTTCGCCTTATGATCAAACATAGATCACCTCGATGTTGCCCACATCGAAAACCCCAAGCTGATTAAACGCCACCGCAATAACGCTTTTGTCCACCTTCCCAGCCTCAGTACCAATTGTGATATCTGCGACATAATCATGTCCGGCAACAAAATAGTTAACTGGGGTGTAGAGCCGGCCGGCTGCCAGGCGTTCACCGATTCGAAAACCTCGCTTTGCAAAGCCCGCCGTTTCATCGAACCCCTGTAGGGTGTAATTCACGATAGCCGCCTTAATTTTCGGCTTGTCGTCCTCTGTCAGTGTGCCGGTAGATATCTCCACTCGAACAAAGATTGAAATGTAATCAGGCCGGAAAAACGTTGCGGTAAACGGCTGTCCCTTCGGGGTTAAGGTGTTCAACGTCACCTTATTGGGGATCGTATTATACCGGTTAAGCCCGCATCCGGGGTTTTTGTGGGTTGCGATGGTACTGGCTATGTTTTCGGGTAAACCGCCATCAATGAATAACGCCATGGAGTGGCCGTAAATTCCATGTTCATCCGGCTCCGATTCCACATTCTCGAAAATTTTTACCTGCTTTACGCCTGCCACATTCACCAGCGCCGCATAAATATTATCGACCTGGTTATTGCCGGGTAATGCGACAGATTCAGTCCGCCGAACGCGAAATGCGTTGTCTTTCTCCTCATCCAGCCCCAAAGACGCGACATCGTGATTGGTGACGGTTCTGATGCCAGGGATCGGAGTAGCAATGCGGGTTAAAGTGCCTATGTTAGCCCCTTGTGCCCCCGGAAGGGTACAGGTCACACCAACAGAGACCACACCAGCAGAGCTCGTGATTACGGCGTTATCCGTTGCCCATAACGTATCGTTAATTCGATGCCGAATGAGCGTGCCGGCCGGCACTTCGATCAAACCATCCCCGCCAAACTGCGCAACAGTGGTTGAAAACGATGCTGCTCGTCGTTTTATGCCTGCAAACTCGGCAATATTTTCGAGTGCACGCCCAATGGCAGCATTCGGATCCGCTGCATGATAGGCACCAATAGCCCCCTCATCCAGATTTGCCAATGTTTCACACCATGAAGCAATAGCAAGCCCGTCGGGAGATTCCGGGTCAATATCCCAGCCATCATCGATGTCCAAATACTTCTGGCGCATAACGTCCAGATATTCACTTAGCGTCGTTCCCGTGGCGCCATCTTTTGTTATTTCAGCCATCAGGGCAATTCCTCATTGAACAGAAAGTCGAACTGCTCGTTATTGATGTCAACCAATGATGCAAACACCGTGATTTTTCTTTTTTTCGCATCGTGATTCATTTCAAATCTGGTCATCCCAACAACACCAGGTGTTGAAACAATTCGTTGCTTGATGTTGGTTTCGGCTATATCACGAGATGTTTTTCCCAAGATGCTCTGAAACCATGGTGTCCCGCGAGTCGCATCCAAAAAGTATTCCCCCAAGAAAAGACGCAGATGGCAGATCACAGCTTGCCGCGTAGCCTCTTTCCCTTTGGCAAAATGAGCACCACTCGTCACTATGTCGCCATTCACAAAATTGCGGATCACAGCACCCTCCGTTTTTATTCAGGAACATCGGTATTTCCGCCCCCGGTTTCTACGCCACCATGTGTGTGGGTGGCACCAATATTCACGCCGTTGTGTCGTAGCCCTTCAGAAGACAACGACAGCCTTTCTCCCCCGACCTTCAGCTCTATACCACCATCATTGAGATGAAGCCGCACATCCCCGCTGGCGTTGCTCATTCCTATGCCGTTGGTAGGTAGTCCGGGGATAACCGTTTTCATTGAACGGTAGCCGGGGGCAAAAAATGCGTCGCTGGCGTTGAACATCCGCGCACTAAAAGGCTCTGCCGGGCCGCCGGAGTTCAGCCAGTGATCTACGGCACGCTGACTGAAGTGAATGAAACCTTCGGTCCCCTTTGGCATCTCGTGAAACAACAACCATTCTGCCGTTCCGGAAAATTGAACAGGCACCCCTTCGATTGGGTCTATTGTTCGATAATTGCCGCTACCTGTGTGGCGTTGCACACCACATTCAATTACTGCGCGTTGAGTGTCTGGGTCATAGCTAAGAACCTGCCCCGGCATGCCGATCATCATGTCGCGCATGAGAAACGGCTTCATCGCCATCATGGCGCTATATAGTGGATTTGATTCGATCATGATTACCTCATGATGAGCGCCACAAGCTGATCAGCGTGGTTTTCCAGGTATCTCCCCAGAAAGCCCCCTCATGATAGGTGCTGAGCACGTTAAAACGCCCTGTGCGCTGTTTGCGTTGTATCTCAGAAAGCCCTTGTAGGTCTGTTTGATACATACCGCTAAAATTTATGGTCCAGAAACTTGATGTCACATTGATCACGTCATCAGGCTGTATCTGGTGATTCAATTTCACATCCAGTTCCATCGTACTGAGGTACCAGCGCGGCACCCCTTCCATGCCGTTTTTGTAGGTGATGTCGTGTGTAGCCCAATCGCGAAATGCACCATCTCTGACGAGTACGGTGCGCGATGGGGTTAATCGCCAACGGTAACGCCATGGCTGCATCATTTCGTTTAAAATATCTCGGCACAACCGGCCGCCGGATGGGTATGGCCGTGGATTTCTCGGCAGATCAGAAAAATCGCCAATCACTTCCACTCCTGCGCCAAATGCCGCAGCAGTATCCCTTAAAACATCAATAGCTGGAGTATTCGCACCCCATGTTTTGAATATCGACTGATTCCACTCAAGCCCAACGGTCCAACAGTAAAGCCTCAGGCAAGTATTTACGCCGTCCTTCATTACCTCGATATTATTTATCCTGCCGCTAAATATCGTCCCTACGTTCCCTTTGTATCCAGCTTTCAAAATCACATTGCCATAGCGTTTTTGTTGCTCGTCATAGCGTTGAATTAAATCACGCGCAGATGCTGAAATTCCATATATGGAGATCCTTGCAGTTGCATTAGCATTTTGCGGGGATTTGTCAATTGCGAAGCGTATTTCCATCGGCGGCCGGTATGTTAATACCTCACCATTTATTGCGGTAACAGTAAGCTCATAGTCACGGTCAAAATATTTACTCATCGTTTGGATACCAGATAAGTCGGTTATTCAAACCGAGAGTATCAACTCTCGGGTTTTCCCCCTCGAGCACCAGACGACCTAAATCGGTATTTAACCCAGACAATAAATTAACGCCTGGATGGAGTGCTCGACCCAAAGTAACAGGAATATCGCCATCAAAAATATCAACGCAAAAGTAACCATAACGGGTCAGCCAACGCAGACGAAAAATCAAGAGATGATTGCCAAGCTGAACGCGAAATCGTTGAAATGCATATCCGTTATTAAGAGGGATAGCCTTATAATTTTGGATAAGCCGGGAGTGGGAAAGATTCACTATTTACCTCCTGCACTAATACCTCGCCATATGAGAATTCCCGCTGCCCCTGAGTAGCAGCAGTATCACCGTATGGAAGATTCGCATTAGTTTCCGCCACAGTGTCGTGAATAATCGTCAGTTGCAATAAATCAACAACGATCTCCATTCCGCCCTCAGTTTCTTTGCTGTTTTCAGTCCGGGTATTTGTGATCAGGCAATTTTTATAAGTTGCCCCCCTACTAGCCACCAGTTCAAATGGTGTATGTGATCGTTGCAACTCCCTGAGTTGTTCGAGCAAATTTTGAGAGCGTGAAGATGTGGATAAGCCACCAGAATAAAAGCTGGTGGCCACACTGGCACCAATCCCAGCCAATGCAGAACCCCGGCCGCCCAGCATAGAGGCCGCCATACCGGTTGTGATATTTGCACCAACCCCCAGCATGCCCGCCAAACTGTCCTGCTGTTGAGCCATCAACTCACGAAACCAGTTATCAGACACACCGATCGTCATGGTTAGCGCCAGAGGTCGGGTGACTGCGTTATCATGTGCTGCTTCCGCAGTCTCCAATGGAAATTCGCTAACTTCGGTTCGCAGCTCAGTGGTTTCTCGCAACGTGGCATCAAAATATAGATTTCCTATTTTTGGCCGATTTCGTGTAAAAAGCCCAGTAATAGCCATCAGTAATGCTCCGTATCCATCATGTCACGAGCCTGCCTGGAGTAATCGGTAAATGCACTGGCCAATCGATTATCGATCTCGCTAGCGTCAGCCCCTGGGGCGTGAATTGTGACGTTATTTTCTTGATGCACGGTTACCGGCCCAGAACCACCACTACGACCAGCTATGGCCGGCGGTGTATTCTGCATATCGTAAAATCCTTGCATCGCATCATAACTATGTTTGGGCTGGGCATATGTTGACGAAGGTAAAGATGCCCATACACCACCGAGTCCAGCAGTGGCCCCTTCAAAATTGCCATTCACCACGTTATCTAACTGGCCAGCACGCTGGATCAAATATAATGCAGCCATATCTTGACTATCTGGAGAGAAGTCCGTTAAACCAAGTGCAGCCGCAGCCTCATCCCACGATTTTTGGGTAAACTGATACCGCCCAGCCGCAGAAGTCTTATTCTTCTTACCATTGGTTTCAGTGAATTCTTTTAGGATTCTCGGATGGTCACTAAAATCTGAGAACTGATCGCCACCAAACAAGGTGTTGTAACCATTATTCATATATCCTGCCGTACCCTCTGATTTGGCGATGATATCTAAATAATTTTTGACATTCGGGTTAGAAATCGTTGAATTTTTTGGGGCTGGGATAAAAAAAGATGATTCATTTTTCTTCGGAATGATTTTACTTAGAATACGGTCATTCTCAGCAAGATGATTACCGCCACGAATTAAAAGCTGGTCTATTATTCTTTCAGCTGGCAACTCATCATTAGAAACTTGTTCTTTATCTCCCAAGATCTTTTGTAAAAAAGCATCATTTTTTACCACATGGCTATCCCGAAGCCAATTTCTGAACTCCTTACCCTTTTTCTCTGCATGATCCATAGTACTTGTATACCAACTACCATCCATCGTCCCTCCAACAATGGCGGCTATTTCATTTTTATTCCCTGTCATAAATTTGCCTGTAGCTTTCAATAGTTCATTTACCGCATCCAGAACAGGGCCACCAATTTGCCTTTGCAAGTTGGTGAAATTTGTTTCTAACGTAGCCAATTCCTCATTGAATTTATTTGCTGATTCGATAAGAGAGGGAGGTAATGGCTGATATAATTTCTCAAACTCAATTGCTGCTGCCCTAAGCCCCTTCAATCCCCCTTCGAACAATCGAGTTATATCGTCATTTTCCCCTAGTCCCAAACCACTTCTGAGCGTTCTGCGCTGATCGTTATTCATTTTCTCATAACTTTCAGCAATATACTCAAGTGCTTCCTGATTCGATTTCCCTATAAGTTCAGCGGGATTAAATTTTCCGCTCCAATATGCCTTATCACCAAGCTCTCCTTGCGATGCAGCCTGCTTCCATGCCGGTATTCTTTGCACAAGATTGTTTGCTGAATCGGCATTTAACCCCGACCTACGCATAGCATATCGAAGGCCGTCAATCTGTTTTAAAGTAAATCCAGTGATCTTGCTTAGGCGATTCATTTCTAATGTTGATTTTGCCAGATCGGTTGTCAACGCCTTAAAACCGAACCCCACGCCAGCAGCCGCTGCCAACTGAAGAACACCGTCTTTTACTCCCTTGATTGCATTGTTTGCTTTTTGGAAGCTTTTCGCATCAGTTTCAAGGCCGAGCGAAACCAACAGGGAATCAATTGTCTCTGCCATTTATAACCTCATACTTATATATAAAAAACCCGCAATTAAGCGGGTTTGAAATGATGAAGCAGAATCATATTCTATTTAAGCAGTCACTACCTAAAAAATAATCAACGGATGACTTGAGGTCTTTAGTATTAGCAGATACATAAGCCCAATGATTACTTTCCTTCATTCTAATTCCGACTAAAATTTTTTCTTTCGCACTCTTCATTGCATTTACCACCAATTTTATTTCCTTTTCTTTTCCTTGGGTATTTGCAGAAACACTACCATCATCAAAGCCCATTAGATAAGCATCGAATATATTTTCAGACCTACCATCAACACTTATACTTAAAAAAACCGGAATTGGCTTTATTGGCCTCTGCGTGGATACTTTGGCCTGCATCAAGGACAAGAATAATCTATCGCCATAACAAACAAATGCAATGCCACTATTCGCGCCTGTATCTGCCACAAGGCGGTAATCCCCTTCATTTCCTTTGTATGACTCCCAGTCAGCCATTGCCAGAAACGGAGACAGAGAAATAAACGCAACCAAGATACCAAATAAAAATTTCATATTATAATCCAACCCTATTATCCATAATATTATAAAGCGCTAAAAATAACCCTATCAACCAAACCTATCCTTAAATTTCTTGGCGCTTTGTCTTCTTGTCATCCTTCCGTTACAATTTGGGCACAAATGCTGCTTTTTCCCGTCAATAGTCCATGTGTAGTATTTACGTTTGAAATCAAAGCCACATACATCACAGCGTGTAGGCTTAAAGATTGCACCAATAATCACAACTGCGATAATGCCAAAAATTATCCATTCCATTAGCTACAACTCCCTATATAAGCTAAGGGAATCTTACCATCAGTAGTTCCTCTACGTCATCTATTGGCAAAAATCTTACTAACGACAATGCATTTATTTGGTGTTCCTTGCCCTCTCAGCCGCATCGATCACTTCGTCAAGTACGTCATGCATGGCCTGCACATCTTCAATGCTGTATGTTCCATCGAGCATATCAGACCATGCTGCCAGTGGCGGGCATAACTGCCCGACACCGGCACACGGACGCCACAGAAACCAGTTTACCCTTGAACTTCCGCCGCTATCTTGTTGTCGTCTCCTTCCCCCTTTTCGTCGTTGCTGAGTCGCCAGAAAGGGCCAATATTCTCCTTTAACACCCTCCCTACCAGCACCATGAAATAATGGATTTCATCCTGGAACAAATTTTCAGCGACCGGGATATTGTCTACCTCTCGAACGATCTTACCGTTCGTCAGGCACAGCACTTTCAGCCGATTAAAGCTGGCAGCGTCCACCGCCGACAAGCTGGCCGCCAACCCCATGTTTGTCACAGTGTCTGAAATCGCCGGTAGCAGGCCACATCGCGAAGCAAGCTGCAACATCTCAACCTGATCTTTCGCCGGCGCAGTGGCACCGCTGTAAATCACATCGTTAATTTCTACCGAAATATTGCGCCCCATCAGGTTTCCTCACTATCGGCAAATTCAAAGACAAACTGCTCATCGGACACGCTGCTTTTACCCGCTCTGGTAGCCTGCCCGCGGTTCACCATTACGCCGTCAAAACCGGCCCAATATTCATCCGTCCCGCTCTGGGAAAATGTGAACGTCGCATCAATGCCGGACTTTTCGGCAGCGAGCAGCTGGCGCACCTGTACCGATCCCGGCAACAGATTGACTGTAAGGCGCTTGGCGCGCGTTTTGTTGTCGAGTCGAACGGATGTGCCACCGATACCGCGTTTCAGCGCGGCACGCGGCTCCAGGTCTTCAATCGTGATCGGCGGATCTGTGTCGCCAAACTCATCCAACGGGATGCCGAAAACTGTCAAATTGGCGCCATCCGCACCATATCTGTGCATCGTCATAAAAAATTACTCCACGGTAATGTTGATTTCGGCGACATGGCCGGCGCGGGACAAGATCACCAGAATATCGGCTGGTGGGTAAACACGCTTTTTGCGCTGCGCTGAGGTGAGTTTTAAAACGTCCTCAGGCTTTGAACGAATAATGAAGCCGAACCGGGCCACCTTTTCTAACCCATCATCCCTGTCGGTGTATGAACCCGTGCCCAATACGCCGTTGTCGTAAAAACGTTTGCACGTTTTACCCAGAGCATCCAACAGGCCGCCAAACTCGCGTGGCGTCAGCCCACGTTTCGTGCCGACATTCGCAATGTAGTTATAACCGTCTACCTGCAGATGATTTTTCAGTACATCGAGGTTAACCACATCATCGATAAATTCATCGTAAGACGACATCGATCTGCTGTTGATTACGCGGCTGTTATCTACCTGGCCGGCGAGTTCAATTTGCGTGAAGAAAACGGCCTTTTTGGCTTTCAACGCCGTATAACCCGTGGTTTTCAAATCGTCGCCGGTGATGCCTGGCAACACCTGATATTCACCAGTGATCGATGTGTTGGTTCCTACCGGGCGGAATTTATGGAAGGCTGCGGCCAGCTGAACCATGGCATACGCCTGTGATGGGTCAGTTGACGATTTTGCCTTGTAACCGCCGAACATGTGGCGATTACCCTTTTTGGCCAACATCGCCAATGCATCATCAGCCTGTGGATCAAGCGCCTTGTCATCCCCTGACGTGAACCAAATTGGGTGTTCTGCCGCATCACTCCAGTCGCTCATAGCTGTGAGCACCGCAACGTCGGTCAGATCTTTATTTTTAAAGAAGTAGTGATACCGCCAGGCGGCTTCGTTCGCTTTCGATGCCGTCACTTCAAGCGATTCGTCCTTCGGATTTTTCATCCAGACCGAAACCTGCGGCGGCTTCGGAATTTGAGCGAAATAGCGCTTCGCGATGATGTAAACGTCACTGTCGACGTTGAAATCGATGCGCAGCTCGTCGATGTCGGCATAATCGCGATAGGTGTCTGGCTCAAAATCAGCATTTCTCACCAAAGGATCCGCATTTTCTTTAACAAGAAATTTGTCGTCCTCCGTTTTTAACGGCTTTTTTTCCTCTGTGAGAAGCGTGCCAGGCGGAACGCTGCCAGCAAGATCATCCGCGTCAGCAAAAATAAAAGCGCTGGAAAAGTTGGCGTAGCCGAGGCCCGCCGATGTGAGGATCAAATTGATCGGGATAATTTCGTCAACTGGATAGGCCATCTGCGCTATCTCCTGTTATTCGTGGGTGATAATTTCGATGCCCGCGGCTCGCAACACGCTGTACGAAACCGAGTGCTCTACAAAAAGCTGAATATCGGATTGGTAGCGCTGCTGGATCCCGGCTTGGTACAGCGCACTGAGATTTCTGGGGGTGCTGGCATAGCGCCAGGCTATTTTGTTTTGGAAGAGGTATTGGCTGACGGGTAAGCGGAAATTGGCATTTTGCAACATCATCGCTGCCTGCGCCGCCCCAGCATTAAAGAAATTCACCGAGATCATTAATTCAAGCGCTGAGCATGCGGTTTCATTGAAATCTGTCCAATCATCGCCCAGTGACGGATCCACTTCTTCAATCGGCGCTACCACCTCGCGTTGGATTCGCACCTGGCCATACGCCCGTATCGGTATCAGGTTATAGGTTGCGTACAGGGACAGGCCGAACGCATCAGCAGAGCGCCCCTGATCGGCGAGAATCACGGCATCAGTGCTCATCCCCGCTGCCATCGCCACCAGCGCCTGAATCTGTACCCTCATATCGTCAATTTCGCGCATCAGCCAGCCCCTCGATAACGTTCAACGATCGCACGGCAGAAATTGCGCCAAGGCCGGTTGTCGCAGCTCATTACCCGCCAAAGCCGCACAGCTAATCCGTCGGAAAACTCCAGCATGTCGGAAAATTTCCCTGCATCGTCCGGGTAGAGGTAGTTCACCCCGTCATTGATATGCACTACACGCGCATCCTGGGGATTTGCCGTGCCGCCCTGACCGATCAGAAACTGCATGTCTTTCCAGCGTGCCGGCTGGACGTTAACGCGCAACAATTCGATTTTGCTCGCCTCACCGTCCTCCCATACACCGCCCGGACCATTGAACCCGCCAGCAGTAGGGCGAATGATCCGAACACCCCCGGCTATTTTCGAATTAAATGTCGAATCAACGTGGCCGCGCATGTCCAGCCCATTACCAAACATGATCAGTCCTCCACGACGTGAGTGATGGCGCCCTTCAAAATGCCTTGGTTGATAAGCGGCGTTGAGCTGCCTTTCTGCTTAATCGTCGATGGGGCGTTGGCGGGTGCTATACCGGCTTCAATGGCTTCCTGACAATAGCCGGCAGCGCGCGCCCCCACCTGATCCAGCATTTGGAATGCAGATATTTCCCCGCGTGTCACTTGCCCAGCCAGCGCGGAAAACGCTTTTTTAATGTTGTCCTGATTTTGTCGAAGCGGGACACGCAAAAATGAGCGTTCCGGCACCCGGCCGTCAGCTGAACCAAATTCTTGTACTGCACCAATAACAGCGATCGGCGCACCATCTTCATACACCCCGGCCCCGGCAGGTATCCCCACCAGCACCCGGCGTTTCGCCATCACGCGGGCCTGTATTTGCCGCAACTTCTGCGCGATTTTATTCCCGCCGCGCACCTCAGTTCGCAGTCTCATACCATCAAGGCTCCCGTCCCTGCACGACGACGCAGGCGCAAGAATTCAACCCCGTACACGGTCAGCGGAAGATCACCATTAACTTCCTGATCCTGCATACTGGTGGACGGCACGGCGTATGATGTGGACTCGTCACCGACTGATTTACCGGAAATGGCGTATGCTGCCCCGACATCACCATTTTCCCCATCGTCACCCTGTGCCCTCTGCCTCATGATCAGGCGGTGAGCTGCAAACGCGAACATGCCGCGCTTTTTTATCGATGCTGGGCGGTCGTAGTACCCTAACCAGCGCTTGCCGGTTTCCGAGTCACCTTCTTCCAGCGCCAATTTAACCTCGTCATCAGGCCACTTCGTGGTGTCTTTGAATTCGGGGTAGTACGTCCTAAAATCCGCGATAATCTGTGCACTGATTTCCATGCACCCTCCAATAAAAAAACCCGCCACTGGGGCGGGTTGCGTGCTGAGGTCAGAGGAAATTAATCCTCGTCCTTGTTGTCGTCGTTGTCGTCATCTTGCTCGTCTTGCCAAGCCTTAATGCGTTTACGCAACGTTTCCGCTTTTGCCGCCGACGGAGCTGGCTTGCCGAAAATCGACTGATAGCGTGTTCTCAGCTGCTGCAATTCATCACCTTTCGGTGCGAATTCAGCGGTTGGCGCCACGACAGCGCCATCAAGAGACAGATCCCCAGATTTCACATAGGGATGGTTTGAGAAATCACCGTCAATGGTCGCCTCTCCCATCGATGGGATCGTGTGACGCTCACCATGCTCGTCAGTCACCACAATCGGCGCATTGGTCCAGTTCATCAGCTCGGCCATTTACACACCCTCCACGTAGTGAGCCGCTTTCGGAATGCGCCATTCAGTACCACCGGTACGGCACAACGCAGGGACTTTGAAGTTGATGTTATCGGCGGTTGCCGGTGCCAGGAATTGCAGTGGCATAACATCATGGCCTTTCACCACGCGCATATCGCGCTTATAGGTCATCAAGCGATCTTGTGCATGGCCGCCATCTGCCTTTGTCAGCAGCAGGTCGTCGGTAAACTCCATGTCTTTGAAGTTTTCCCGCAGGAACTGCAGCAGCGTGTAGTTAGAGGCGTTCGCCGAGCTCAGCATGGTACGCATCAGCAACTGCATCTGCTCCGGCGGCAGAACAAAGTCGGATGGGCGGTGCACAGTTTTGGTGTTGCTCAGATAGACCTGGTTGTAGGCAGCACCGAACAGATCGATGATCGGTTGAGTGCCCTTCGTTGGAATCTCTGCCACCAATTGCTTCAGCGTCGCCGGCGCGGCTTCTTTCGAGACGTTTTGGCTGGTGAAGAGACCTTCGCCAACATCGTCATGACCCAGAAGATAAATCTTGTTCAACCCCTGTTCTACGATGTCACGCACTGCCTGGCCTTTTTCCACGTCCAGATTGACGCCATTGAGCGCCGCAAAACCAATTTCCTCCAGCGAGTAGGTATAACCCAACGCTGCGGTTTTGATTTCGTGGAAACCCTGGCTCATGGCGATGTCAACGGTTGGCACGTCGGTAGAGTTCGGGCCAAACAATTTCAGTTCACCGCGTGCATCTACCGAGCGGAAAACAACCTGTTTGGTCCAGTCTGGCGCGCTGTCGTCCAGTGGCACCAGACCACTGTAGTTGAATTGCGGATATTCGAGGCGGTAGACCTCGGCCTCAATGTATGCGGCCTGCTGCACCAAAAAAGATAGTGCGGCGGTAGGCGACATGTCGAACGTAGTTCTTGGCATATTTATTCCTTAAATTACAGAAGATTAAAATTTTTTCCGTGAGGCGTCAGGGATTAACCGCCCGCACCGCCGCCAGCTTCAGGCGCAGCAAAAATACCGTCAGCCTGGAATTCCCCAATCTCACCGGCCGCCACGTCATCCACCCACTTCACAAAATCGAGTTTCACGCCATCACCGCCAGCAGTGAGCCGCCCGAGGTTTTCCCCCGCCTTGGTGATGACCACTACCGCATCGCCGCCCTTAGCGCCATCAACACACAGGGCATACATGGGCCCGCGATGCATTACCGATGCAACATGATCAACCGGATAGCCAATGGCATATTCGGCGTTTTCGCTCGGTGGAGTTGGGCTGGCTTCAGCCATGGAACGGACGGTAAAACCGATGATGTCTTCAGGTTTGCTGCTGACCGATACCGGCGCGCAGGATCGTTTTTCAGGCCCACGAACCACCGCGCGGCCATAGGGGATGAATTCGCCAGTCACGATGCGGGATTTGATATCTGCCACTTCGATAGTGGATACCTGCCCCTCATAACCGCGGCCACGGAACAAATTGAATTCGCTTTGTGCAATCGCCATTATTTTTTGCCCTCTTGATTACGGCCATAACGCTTATCCAGGAACGCCTGACGAGTGGCTATACGTTGTGCTTCGGCATCGCCGACTTTCACTTTTTTACCCAACTCACCACCCAGGCGGCGCACGGAGTCTTTCGCTTCCTTGCGTTCTTCCTCCTCTTCCTCGTCTTCGATTTCTTTGCGTTCTTCCTCCGCGTCAAAATAGGCATTCACATACGCATCTGGCGCCTTATCCCACGAAGCGTATTTTTTGCACTTGATACCCGCCGCATCGAGCGCCTGGCGTTTGATGGTTAATGGATTGACGGAATCGCTCGTGAATTCTTTACCTGCAATTTTCACAGCAGAATCCATCGCGGAAATGACATCCGCCAGGCGGGTGGAGATCGCGTCTTCTGAGGTTTTTTCCTTCAGTTCCTCGATTTCCTCGTCTTTGGCGTCTGCTTTGGCCTCCGCAGCCTCTTTTTCTTCCTCGGCCTTTTGTGCGGCCTCTTCCGCATCCTTCACACGCTTTTTCATGCTATCGAGCGTGGTCTGAATCAATGTCTGCGTTGCCTCATCGGCAACTTCAACTTTGACGCCATTGTCCAAAGTTACTTTTGGCATGGGGTTTTTCTCCGTGGTTTTTTTGTCAAACAGTCGTGCGAGGCGGCCAGCGCGAGCCTGGTCACAAAGCGCGGTGTGGTTGATGGTGATGTTCGTTTGCACGAACTCATACGGGGTGCCATCAGGCGCGATGCCAGGGCGGTGGACGTACTCAGAGGTGTAACCTGCAGAAAGCTCAGCCTTACCCCGATTAATGCTGTCAATGGCCTCCTGATCCTTAATCAGGTAATCAACGACAACGTAGCTATCGTCGTCTTCATCAGGACGCCCCTGTGATATGGCATGCCCGACAGAAACCTGTTTAAAAGTGGTGGAGTCGACAAGATCGTCAGGATGTTCGACCGTTACATCGGTGTTGTCATAGCTGGCGAGACTGGCCGGCGAAAAGACTTCCTCCGGCGGCCGGTACACGTTAACGATGCTATTTGGCGGCCTGTCCGTTAACCCAAGCTCAGACGCCAGATATTGCTGTACACCGGTACGGGCAACCCGCCCCGGCACTCGCAGATATCCGTTTTCGGTGATAATGCGTTGGGTGTTAATAGGAAAGGACTGCCGATCATGAAGTGTGATCCGCATTTATTGCCCTATTTGTAATCAAGCCCCTGAATTTGGGGAATTGCGTTGCAGCGGCAACGAATGTGCGCGCGTCCGGGGAATAGCCCCGTTTCGCCATTAAAATGGGCGCCACGAGACCAGAGATAAACGCCGGGGCCGTACCCGACATCAGTGCGTGCAATAACGAAGCATTTTATTTTCGCACCTGGATATTTTCCGACAGGGTTTCCGCTTACCCGGCTATCCTGCGAAGTAGACCATCGGAATCGAGTGATCCCGGCCGACTGTTGCCGACGGCCAGTAATATCGCTGCGGATTTTCACTGTCTGATCGACGGCGATGAGTTCAGCCCGCCGATACGTCGCCCCGGTAACCTGCTGAAGGTTTCGCGTTAAGGTTGTAACGCTATCCCCGCGCATAATGCCATCCATCACTTCACGCTGAATATCATCGAAATAATCATCCGTGAGTGATCGAATCAGTGCGACGTTACTTTCGACAGAGGCATCAAAATAATCGCCCAGGCTTTCTCGTGACATCAGGGATTCCATGTCGATCCCTACCGCGCGATTAATTTGCTCAACAAACGCAGCCGAGCTTTCTGACTCAGCCCGGCTGACAACAGTTTGTGCCAATCGGTGAAATTGTGAATTGAGCGATTGAGAATAAAACCATGCCCTCACCTGATTAAGTGCTGTTTTTATCAGGTCTGTCAGAAAGCTGTCGGCAGTATAATTTCGACGTAAAACGGGAATTAACGAGGATTCTACCGAACTGGCCATTAAACGAATTAACGCGCGTAATTGCCCGTTATAGAATTTCTCCAAATCCCTATTCTGCTCCACCGCCCGGATCGGTTGTCGCCGGCTTGGTGGTACCGTCGCCATTCTGGCCTTCAGTTTGTCCCAGCCGGAACTGATAGTCTCCATCCTGTTCGGCCAGCTCGTCTTTTTCGATGCGGGTAATGTCTTTTTCATCGATAGCATACAGCCCCTGATCCATTAATTTACGTGCAACCTGAGATGGGCGAACAACTCGCTGCTGCAAGCGAATTTCATCGGTCTGAGCATCAGCCAGGCGTTGATCGTGCAATTCGCTATTACTCGGTTGAGCAAGTGGCGAAAACTCGAAATCATACCCGTCAGGCATCGCACCGAGCGCTGAGCGGATCCAGACGGCATCAAGCTTGTTGAGGAATGGCCGATAACTGGATTTTTGCAGCCCTCGGATCTTGTTGTTGTAGTTGTTCATGTCGCCCTGGCCTGAATCCCCCAGCCCCTTGGCCTGCACGCCAAATAGCCGCGTCATAGGGATGCCAGCCGCCCCGGATGTCCACTCCATCAACACCGACAGGATTTCTCCCAACCCACCAAACGTTATCGGCTTGCGATCAAACGCTTCATTCGAGTCGAGCAGCGCCAGCCGAAACAGAGATTTCATCATGCCGAAAAGGCGGTATCGCTTGGCGATAGCTTCATCCATGTCACCGGATGACAAATCATTGCTCAAGTTCTGACGGGTGATCGTATCGACGTTGGCCTCAAGGATTAATGAGGCGATACCGCCCTTTGCTGATACGGAATCTTTGATGTCTTCAAGGCAACGTCTTAATTGACTGTCATCCCACCCACCATTAAGCAGTTGCAGACGCAACGGCAATGAAGCGCCAGGCGCAGTAATAAAATGACTGTGGTGAATATCTTGCAGGCCGCCGTTAACCCGGTAAATATCCGGCCGCATGTAGTTATCAGCCAAAATATTCGTCACGTTGTAGTTTTGGCCGCTGATCAACATGCGATCCAAAACCCTCAATTTTTTCAACGAGCCTTTTTTTATCTTCTGGATGTTCAATGGTTTTGCCAGGTCCTGATCGGTAATCATCAGGACACCAGCACCGCCATAAACACCAGACCATTTAAACGCCTCCTGCGTAATAGATTGAATGCCGTATTTTGTTTCGGCCTCCCGTAATAACGTGGCATCGTCAGAAGAAAATTCACGCCATTCTCGCGTGGCATCTTCTACAGGGAAATCCACGATGGCGCGCGCCACCCAGTTTTCTATATACGCGGATTCCATCTCCGCAAAATCCTGCATGGTACCAATCGCGAACCGGCTGTAGGTTCGACGATCTCGCTCAGTGCCCATGCCCGTCATTACGTTTTCAAGCCCGTCAGCGGTCAGGCGAATGCGCGGTTTTCCGCCAACGTCAGGTGGTGACCGTTTTTTCATTTTTTATACCCAATCTTTTTCGGAAATACCCAGGGAGGAAATCAGCTCGATGTCTATCGCATCCATGTATGTATCCAGCATGTCGTCGTTCGCGTGGCTATCATCAGCAGAGAAATCCGCACATTCAGCCAGCGCAGGTAATACCCAGTCCGTCGTTGCTGCGATTCGACCGTCGTGATATTTCACATGCGAAATTTTCTCTCCGTCATCCCTCATAATTGCCGGAATGAAAACTTTGCCGGTTTTTATTTGCGGAATGACGTTCAGGCAGCGGATCAACTTGTTCTGACCAGCCCCACGCGGAATTTCCAAAATAGGGATGCTCTTACGCTTTTTCAGCGTGGTGATCAGCCCCTGGCCGGCCTGCTTGTCCTCAATAGCCATATTGCGAAGAGGAGCGGGCTGACGCGGGTTAAACGGGCGCCATTTATCCCACAGCTCAACGGCCTTTTTCAGCAAATCCTCTGGATCCCAGCGGCCACGGACGCTATCGATGAGATACAGGTTTTTTTCTCGGTCAACGCCCACCAGCGAAAACACCGTATAGTCGTTGTAGTCCTCGACCTTCCCCGAGTTGGTATCAACATAGACGGCGCGATGCGTCAGGATTGGCAGGGTTTCATAACGCTGGAACCAACCCGTATCGATCAGGTTGCCCGTCAACGCGCGCGGGCGCTGCATGTATTGGCTCCAAAACGTGTACTCGTCGCTTTCCCACAATTTAAGCAGGTCACCGATATACTCGTTTTGCGGCCAATATGACCAATACCGAACGCCATTTACCACGACGCTTTCGGTATTTTTCACCTGGTTCCAGCACATGGAACGCCATGGCTCAGCCAGCGACGAAATAAACTCTTCGCTGACCAATGCCGGAATTTCAACGTGATGAAAATCCACACCCATGCCACCAGCAAGCATGAAGCCGGTGGCGTCTTTCATGTGCAGGCGCTGCTGAATGCTGACGAATGGTGTCGGGTGGTGTTGCGACTTGTCCCCGCGCCGTGAACGAATGGTGTTTACCAGAAGGCGATTGGCAGCATCCCGGCGAGACGCAGAAAACATGTCGTCGGGTTTGTTGTAATCGTCTAAGCAGACGAAGCCTGAAAAATCAGGCCCAGCGTAACCACCACGTCCGCCGGTGATCTGACCGCCGCTTGAGCGTGATACGGTTTGCCCGATCGATCGCCCTTTGGCGTCAACTATTTCCCATTCTTCTGCCTGGTTAACGCCAAATCTACACGGCCAAAATTCCTGATATTCGCGGCTATTGATGATGTCGCGCGTGCGCCGGGAATTTCGTTTTACCAGCGTATCGGCGAACGAAATATTCAGGTTACGGAATCGGCGTAGCTGCGCTGTCTGAACCAGCATATTCACATAGGCAGGGAGATGAATTGAGAAAAACTCAGTCTTCGTGCCACCTGGTGGAATATTGACGATCAGGTTACGCGGTTGCAGCCGGCCTTTTATCAAATCATCGATTTTCGAGGCCATCAGCCGATGATGCCAATTGACCATCATTCGCTGGCCACTCTGCAACTCAAATTGCAGGCGGGTAAAATTTAAGAAGCTTTTTTCACATTTCGCCTTCAGAGCTACCCGCGCCGGAAAATCGAGATCCTCCCACTCGAGTATTCGCATTAATCCAGATCCTCAAATTCATCGTCCATCGATGCAGCTGCAGCCCGATAATCGTCAGGGGTGTAACTATTGGCCGGCGGACGCTCATTGGTGGGGCTACCTGAATTCCGCGCAGTGATCAGCTGAATCAGGTTACGCCGCGCAGCGTCTTGATCGGCAGTCATTACCTGAATTCCGTGCTGAGTCTGCTTTATACCGGCGTACAGCCAGCGGGCATCACCGCCAAGGTGATTTCGCGTATCAGAAATGAATGTATGCCCTTCCCCCTCTCCCCCACAGATCGGGCATTCAGGGTTTGGATCGAGATTTTCCACGAAGCCGAGGCCGCCATAATCCGGCGCGGGTTTCCCGTCGTCATTCGCTTTTTCTGCCGCCTTGTCGAACTCGGCAATATCTCGCCACTGGTAGAGATGATTTTCGCCCCAGCAGTACCGGCAATTTACCCGGCGATATTGAACGAGGTCATTCGGATCCGCACGGGCGATAGAAACCAGTTGATGAACGATTTCGTCCAGCTCGGCACCATAGCGTTTTTGCTGGCACTCCAGGCCGTCCCGGATTGCCCGCTGAACGTTAATATTCCGATATACCTGGCTGGCGGCCGGGTAGATGTTATTGCCCTGGCATTTGTACCCGGCTTTCCTGTATGCGTCGACGCGGCTTTTCGTGAGCAGAAACCAATGAACGAATAACGCCTGCTGCTCAGAAAGCCCGTAATCCGCCGGATCGAACTGAAATTCAGTTTCCTGTCGCGATGCCTCCGGCAATTGGTTTTCCATTTTCGCCGGCGCTTTTTTTGATGGTTCAGTTCGCGGGTTCGCATTCCCAGTTCGCGAACCAACTTTGCGAACCTTCTCAGGCTTTGGCCAATCCTCCGCTTTTGCCTTTTTGCGAATGGCTGTGTCACTTATTCCATACTTTTCAGCCAGCGCCCGGATCGACAGCTGGCCGGCACGGTATTCTCGCGCGATTGCCGCCCAATCCGGTTTATTCATAGTTTTTTCACGCTTTCGGTTTTAGATGCTCCAGCAAGAAAATCATGGCTCGCGTGTCGCCCTTCTTGGCCTTGTTGAAAAGCGCATTCGATAAATCAGCAATCCCCTTCGCTTTCCCCCGGCGAATTGCCAGGCGGTAGGCCGAGATCTCTGTTTTATCACCGCGCAGTTTTTCAATGTCGATCCCCAATGCGTCGGCGATCTGCTGCTCCGTCAATCCACGCCCCGCCAATGCCTCGATTTTATCGAGCGTCGGCTTTTCCATGGCTATGTCCTTTTCGGATAGGGTTTATGGCGCGGGAGCAGCGCTTTTTTCATCTTCTTGTCGAGGGGCATCAGGTATTTGTGTTTCCCTGATGTCTTGAATTCTTGGGCGTTGGGATCCAGCTGCTGGCGAACGGCCTCAATGCTTTGTTTCACGCCCTTTGCCGCAACACTGCGCGGGTGGACTTTTTTACCCTTCACAATGAATGCGCCCAGCGTGCCGACACCAAACAGCCCTTCATATATCCAGTTCGTCGCCTGATATATGCCGCCGTGGTGATTCTGGTCTTTGTCGGCATAGGACACGATCAGGCGCAAGCCAGGGCAAACAGTGGCGAGGAATTTTATCGCCTTCGCCAATATCTGGCTGACCGGCGACACATGATCCCGCAACGCCACCCGGGTTAACTCGCAAACTTGATCCTGCTGCAGACCGTATGGCTGGCCGATATGGTTATTGGCGCCGCGGCTGAAAATCACCACGCCAATAAATCGCCCATCTTCCCATGCCCCGACCTTGACCAGTTTCCCTACCGGGACCGCCTTGGCGTAATGCCAGTTTAGGCAGGCGTGCGCCGCTGCTTTGTGCGTCGCCCAATCAACGGTGAGAGGTGTCATAGAACACCCCCACAGTGCGGGCACAACTTTTCTTCCAGCTCGTCCAATTTGCCCTGATCGTCTTCGCTACCAGGCGCAAAATCGACATTCAACATTTGATCGATCTCGTCACTATCGAAGCCCGTCAGCGAAAGATCGAATTCGTCGGCCAGCAGGTCGTTCAGCTCCGTCGCCAACAGCTCCAGATCCCAACCCGCACCAAGCGGCAATTTGTTGTCAGCGATGCGATAGGCTTTTTTCTCTGCATCCGATAAACCAGACAGGGTGATCGTTGGCACCGGGTCATAACCGATTTTTTCCGCCGCCAAAATTCTGCCGTGGCCAGCGATCACTTCCCCAGCATCATCGAGCAGGATCGGATTGGTCCAACCATACCGCTCGATGCTCGCAACGATTTTTTCTACCTGTTCAGGCGAGTGCGTTCGCGCGTTTTTTGCGTAAACGATCATCATGTTGAGCGGTTTATAAACGATCTCAAGTTTTTCCTGATTTTTTACTATGGTCATTTCGCATGTTCCAACTAGAATGACCCGGCTTGTACAAGCAAGTGGGCCTTGGTTCGTACTCATGACCTGTACCGTGGGTATGAATGATCGTCAGTAGTTCGCGCTACTGGCGGTCGCCCACCTTCCTTAGAATTTTCTGCTACATCCCCGGATACTAGCTCGGGAAATCCCGACACCAGCAATCGAGAAAACAGATCGTTTATTCTGGTTTTTCTCAAAATCCGCCCAAAAAATCAGAATAAAATAAAAAAACCACCAGCAAGATAACGGTCAAGGTGACCAGGCAGGATCCACCGGTGATTTTGCTTGCGCATTACACAACGCCCTAATGGACGCTCTGTGATGGGCAATAAAAAACCCGCCACAGGGCGGGTTACACATTTTTTATTTGCTTAACACATTTTGTATGGCATCAACCAACACTTCTAAACCATCGGCGACATATTGGATGTCATCATTTACTCGTGAATGAGCTGATGCATCCGAGCTGGCAACCGATGCCTTTGCAATCTCTAAAGCAGCTTTAACAGCTAAAAGGCGCTTATTTTTATCCTTCATCTCTTGGCCGGATAATCCATCAAGATCAAAATAACCATCTAACATAACAGTCTCCATTTGTTCTACCCGCCACTTCAGCGGGTAACGATATGTAAATGGGGTCTATTCCGAAAATTGCAAGTGCATTATCAATGGCCATCGCAAAGGCCACCTGTAATGCTATTTCTTTTCCCAATACCCTTTGTGCCATGTCCATGGCTTCCACCATGTCGACTGGCTAACCCAACGCTCCACCGAATCAACCCATTTCACATACTCGCCACATGAGCCGCATGTTTTTAGATGGGTGAACGAGTTTTCGAAAGAAGCGCCGAAAGGTGCATCGGCATTTACCCCACTGCACTTAGGGCATCTGACTAATCGCTGCCACTTCATTGTTTACTCCCGATGGATGAACGCCACTCGTTGAGCGTCTGCACCTGGCCAGCGCAGATTGATAAAGCGGTTTGCAGAGACAACGTGTAACTCACAGCATCGCCCCAGGTATTCCCCTGCAGGATTGGCTGCTCACAGAGGGTGAATACCGACTCAGGGGGAAACGAGTTGATTTGCTGTGGTGCCAGCTGCACCCTGCTGCAGGAGCTCAACAACAGCGGCAGGCATAGGCTGACCAGCACAGGCATCATTCTTGATTGCTTCACGATATTTCCTCTGGTAGTTTTCGCCCTGCTGGCGCAGCTGCTGTTCTCTCCGTTGTTGTTCTGCCATCAATGCGCGATTGCGGGCGTCATCCGTGCGCAATGAGGTGATCAACTTTGCCTGCTGCGCCAGCGTCTTCTGGTGCTCCTCCGACTGCTTCCGTGCCAGATCCAATCGATGCGATAGCAATGAGCTGTAGCCGCCCAAGCTGATAGCCACCAGCAGTAAGAGCACCACACCGCTCTGTGTCAGTTTTTGCAGCCAACCGGTCATGCCAGGAAATCCTTCACTGAAAGCTGAAAGTGCGGACCGTCTTTCAGGCTTTTCCAGTCGCCGCCCCATTCGATAACCGTGCCCAACTCTTTGCCGGCCTGCTTAAACGCCGCGGCGATCTGCTCGTAATACTTCCATTCCCAGCTGATGTTGGTGCCCAAATATGCAACCACATCCACCGCATGACCGGTCAAGTGGCGACTTTTCAGCGTTTGGCTTTTCCCAGTCCGCACCATTTCATGTTGCCGCTCCATCGTTCTAAGCCCTTCGGTAATACCGAAATCGACAGGGGATAGTTCAAGAGCGCGGCGGACAACAGAAACCAATGCGGGGTTGACGCCCTGAAGGTTTTTCTCACTACGTGGACTAAAGCGAAAATTAGCGGTCATTTTTCGGCTCCTCCTTCTCATCCATTGGTGTGTTGGTTTTCATGCTGGAAAAAGTGCGGAGAATTGCCAGGCAACGTTCCACACCGATGCCACCAATCACGACGCCAATCAGCAGCGCGTTGTCCTGGCTCATTCCGAATAGCTCCAAGGAGTTGATAACGCCCAGAGAGATCAGCAAGCAAATGGTTCCAGCGCAGAGCGCATCCAGCCACGATTTGCCATCACGCAAGGTCAGCAAGGTAGCCATGCCGAACGCAGCGAACGAACCATAAAGCACAGGTGCATTAGTTTTCATCCACAGCAAGGTAGCCTCTAGGAATCCCGGTGGCAGGTGTTGATTGTTCATTTTCCGGTTCCGGATTTCAGAAAAAGAAAAGGCCACGCCTTAGCGCAGCCTCGAATCGGTGCCGATGTCACTCGACTGTTTTGGCATTGGCATTTAACAACAGTGGAACGCTACCGTTGGAAAACACCGCCAGCAATTTAATCTGTTTCTTCCCCCTAAGTCAGGGATAAAATGGATGCAGTCGTTCCCTTCACTCTAACGCAATGTACGCACACCGAAAGCCCCCATCACCAAGGTATGCGAAGCTGTTAGGAAAGACTTACAACCGAAGCGTACCTATAACGCTAGTTAACCAATACAATGTCAGCCACTCGCGGCAGTCATGTAAACTTGACATAACATTTAGAAGATCACCTGAATGACTTGTGTGTAAGGCATGACAAAACGAGACAATCCTCCTCCATGCTTGCATCAGCTGCTACTATAGTTGCTGGGAACAGTGACTACTCATAGCAGAGTATAATAGGTTTTGCGTACGCGTTAGCTTTTTGCTAACTTAACAAGAACAAGCCACACATCAATAGGTTAGACCTATCAAACCGACTGTTTACCGTAAAACATTCGTGCGGTAGCTATGCCTTTATCTTTATTAGCCACTGCTTTTTTTTGCATAACTCCTGCCGGTCATAACATATAAAATGAAATTTAAGCTGAAAAAACATACTGTTAACGTCGTATGGATTTCACCAATCATTACTCCTTTCATGTTTTCTCCAGAATGGTTTCGCCGATATGAGCTTCTTCGTGAAGAGGATATAGATAACTCGAATACTGAACTAAACCCGGACGAAATCTCTACTGATTATGGGTGGATTGAGGTTGCTTGTTCACCTAATAAAGCCGTATTTCAGTTACGAAAAGCTGGTTTAGAAAGTGCTTTAGGTGATCTAACTAGCTCTATTTTTGCAATGTTTGAGCATGCTGAAACACAAGCCATTGGCATCAATACGTTATATATCTATGATTTTCAAAATAAAGAACAATGGAATGCAATAGGTGATGCTCTTGTTCCCAAAGCTCTCTGGGAAGCAACAAACAAATCGAAAATTCTGCAAGATAACGTAGACTATCACTATGGTATGCGTAAATTAATATTATCTGTTGAAGACAGTCAGACAGATATTGAACGATTATATAAGGAAGCAATAAACATTACTTACGCACCACTACATAAGCGTGAAAGTATAAATCATGGACTGCAAATTCAATACAATCATGACCTTGTTTTATCAGAATCTAAAAATGGCTTGGACTTTACGAAAGAACTAATCGAAATCATCCCTCAACAAATATCTGAAGCAATCAAGCATGATATTGAGAGCCACGAATCAATATTTAATCGGATACTATCATGAACAATGCATTCTGGACGGACATAGAAACATCTGTTAATGAGAATATTGTAGACTCGATAAGAACAGCTCCAAATAAAGAGATTAGAAAACCCAACAAATTAGAAAATGCTAATCAGGGTATTATGGAAAGGATATCTAAGACCCTAGAGTTTCCAGCATTTATTAGTAGAGGGGAAAACAACAAGTCCCTCTCAATAGAAGCTGAAACTCAGATACCCGAAATAACAACAACTCAACCAGCAGTTGGAAAAACAAAAAGTCAATCACGAACTGTTTTGAGAAAACTCCAAGCCCGGGCAAAAGAGAAAATTGTATCCTTAGAGAAAGTACTTGATGCTTATGGCGTTATTGATAATTTAAAAGTAAATAATTCGGAATATGAAGTCCATGCTAGGATTTACAATCTAAGCAACCATGAGATTTTAGATGAAATAGTTTTTTCATCTTGTGAATTCAGTGTTAGCGATCGACAAAAGTTAGTTGAAAATGCAGTATTCTACTGGTACGTAGGAATGGAAAGAACTTTGTTTGGTCAAGAAAGGCGAGTATCTGAATTTAGATTGAGAAGAGTTTTCAATTCTAATAAATAAAAACATGGTGGATGTAGGTGTCATCAGTTCAAAATTTTCAATGTGAGACAATAGTTTTCGGTAAAGGTATTGGCGAGTCAATTATTGTTAGATTATCTAAAAATGAATGGATGATAATAGACTCTTGTTTCAATGACATAAAAAATCCTGCCGCACTTGACTATTTAAAAGAACGTGGAGTCGAACTTTCTGAAGTTAAGCTTGTTGTGATAAGTCATTTCCACGACGATCATATTAAAGGATTAAGTGAAATTATTGAGGAGTGTCAGCAAGCGAAAATAGTAATTAGCGCAGCTTTAAATACAGCAGAATTTAGAGCATATATTAATGCTCTAAGCTCTAATGGCGAAGAAATGGCCAAAACAAAGGAGATCAATAAAATAATGGATTTCCTGCCTTCTCTTATTGAACAACAAAGACTATCGTTTGCAAAAAGAGACTGTATTTTATTCAGAAGTGTGTCTGGCATTGAAGTTAGATCGCTTTCTCCATGTGACAATGATATAGCATATTCTGATCTCGACTTTGCAAACTCTTTAAAAATCGCGGCTAATACAAAAGAAATAGTTAGTTCAGCGAAATTAGTTAATCCGAATCACTATTGTGTTGTTACAAGAGTCTCATCTCCTGCATCAGGTAATAATGAAATATTATTAGGAGCGGACCTTGAGGTTTCTAAAGGTGCTGGCTGGGAATCAGTATGTGACGCGATTGATAGTCCAAAGCCGAATAAAATAGGACTATTTAAATTGCCTCACCATGGTTCAGAAACTGGGTTTCATGAAAGAACCTGGATTGAACTAATAAAAGAAAAGCCTATATCAGTATTAACTACTTACGATCGGTCTTCACTACCTCGAAAGGAAATGATCGACTTATATAAGGAGAGATCATCTCATATATATTGCACATCAGAACCTAAATCATTAAAAGAGTCAGGTAACAATATTAATAAATCCGACCGTTCAAATGTGACGAGCGCCGTAGAAAAAATACTTTCTAAAATGGGTTCCACAGTTAAGTTCTCCAATTCGGTTGGTAAGTTTGGTTATGTATCAATAAATGACTGCCTAACAGCTGAACCTAAAGTTACATTATCCCACGCAGCAACAGCCTTGTAAAAAAAGGGACATTAAACGTCCCTTTTCTAATCATCCGAGCATAAAAAAGAATAATTCAATCAAAATTGAATACTTCCCACATCAAGTTTTAACTCTTAGCTTTGAAAAAAATGCACTTATTCGATAAAAAACTCTAACACCACCGTTTACTCAAGACGCTATGATTAGTTGTAGCCCTAACATAGTGATACATCCGGCAATAAACCCTTCTGCAGTTCTCATTTCTTTCCTGATAGTTCCGTCTGAACATTTACGTTTCCTAGCAATCTTGCGCAGTGAAATACCATAGACATGATGCGCTATCACTATGTCATACTCTTCAGGCTTATATTTCTTCAGACGGCTAACACACCCATCTATCACTAACCCATCATCATCGCAACAAGATAACCTTCCATCAGAAGGTTGAGGTAATAATCCTTTAAATCCAGCTGCTATCGGTGAATAATCAATACCGCTATTTTCTCTCGCCCATACCCCCCAACGGGACAGAACTTCGTACATATCTAATTTCATAGCTTCCCCTCCTTTCTCAAAATAATTTGCGTGCGGAATACCCCCTCAGCGTGGTACAGACGCAAGGTTTCACGGTCATATTTTGATTTCGAACGGGAGTCGATCGCATCATGACAACTGTTGCAGGCCCAAGAGCCCTGCTCATCGTCAGGTTTCATGCCACCGCCGCAGGTGCCAGCCAGACGGTAATGTGCTAACACAGTGGTTTCTGGGTTGAAATTACAAATACCAGGGATCCTGATCTGGCAGTCTCGACCGCGCGCTTCTTTCGTGAGTTTGCTCATGATGCATACTCCATCAACTGCGAAGCAGCATTTTCGGCAGAAGCTGACGACGTGAACGTTTTGTTCAGGATGAATTGCCAGAGCACATTGAGCGTCTGCTTATACAACTCTGCGAACTCCGTATCGTCCATGCTGGCAAACGATATCGATGTGGGTTCTCTAACGATCACCCCGTTAGGCATAACCTGTTCGGTGTAATATCCCGCCTCAATCGTCGCCCACCGGCGAAATGCATCGAACGATTTTAGCAACGTCACACGATCCGCACGTTGCGCAGCGACTTTTCGCAGGTAGCCTTTTGCCAAGCTGTTCAGCGTTTCACCATGCCCAGCGAACTCGGCAAGGTGACGGACGTAGCCACGAATGAGGCTCTTTTCTTCAGGGGAAATTGCGCCGCCGGTAGGCGTCCAATACTCAAAGCCAAGGTTGAGTAGGGAGAAATATTTACGGTGAAATCTGGGGTTGCGGACACGCTTAAAATCGGCAGTGAGCACTGCGCCGATCTTAACTTTGTTGTGCAGAAAAGCCCTAACTTCGGACGTGGCCGGAGTCAGCGTGTCATGACTGGTTTTAATAAATGATAACTGTGTCATCTCTCACCTCGGATTGATGGCACAGCACTGCTGTTCAGGTAGTCAGGTGTTCAAGCTGACGAAGTGATTATAACACGTTGGCACGCGGGTTCTTACTGATTTTGGGTCGCGTAACCCTGTATCCGACTGATTCCGCCAACTCGATAAAACCGGGGATGGTGCAGACAAACTGCCCCGGCCGCATCACTTCTAAGGCGATCACAACGCGGTTCTTTGTATACACGATAGTGCATCCATTCACTGGGAGTTCGGCTGGTAAAACGTATGTAAATTCTTTCTTCATAACAACCTCTTATAAGAAAATTTACCCTTCTATCGGGCCCAGTCCCTCTCTGACCTCCATGCCACTACCAGAACAATAGTTGTCAATTTAACTTATTGACATGAAAAGAAAAAATATGATTTTCAATGTGTGACTCATCACCATTTCGGCCAATTTGCATACGATAGAGAACTTAGCACCAAACTGTATGGATATACATGCATTTTATGCAACATGGATCACATAAAAAACCCTGCCTGAGCAGGGTTCAAAATCAATGCATTACGCGGCTAATCGCCAAACACATAGCTCTGGCATATTTGCCCTCACCAACGCCTCTGCGAACGGTGGCGGCACAGCATTCCCACAACGCGCAACTTGTTCCGATTTCGGCCAACGCGTGCCGTCGATATCCTGATCGATAATGTAGCTGCTTGGGAAGCCGTTGGCGTTATACAACTCACGCGGCTCCAGCATGCGCATACAGATATCGACAACCATAAACTCGCCGACCTGAATAAACTGCGGCCGTGGCACCGGGAACAGATGGCTGTCGTCCGGTTCGTCGCTGAATTCGTCCATAAGTCGCGCACAGCACCAGGCGTTATATCGTTGCTCGTCAGTAAGCGGTGCAGGCTCGCATTGAACCTCAGCCAAGGCCATGCGGTCTTTGGTCGTGATTGCGTGGGCTGGCTCTGTACACCCTACAGCAGTCGCCGTGCCGTAGTATTTCGTTATGAATGCCTGCACATGGCCTATGTGATTTCCACCAGCAGTGAGGGTTGGGGCTGGCAAATTTGATGACTTCCCGTCTTTGCATGTGCCGCGCAGCTGCACCAGGTGCGAAGTACAAAGCGAGTGGTGATCTACCTGCGTCACCGTGTGTGCTGGCTCATTCATACTGAGGCCTGCCCCGGTGTAGTTACCGCCGTAGTGCTTAATCAGATTGGCGGCGACGACAGCATGTTTAATGCCGCCAGCAACGACGGTTCCCAGCGGTGCACGAATATTCAGAATGCGTGGTGCCTGCCCTTTCCGCTCTCCATAGCCCATCTGGATTAACGATGCCGATGCCAGCGCGGCATGTGATGCCGTTGGTATGGTTACCATCGGCATCACAATGCTACGCGGTTTGCCGGAGTACGTCGGGCCACCTGCGCCCACTAAAACCGCACTGGCTAACTGCATCTTTCCACCTCCACCAGGCATAACTGTTCCTGCTGGCACGTCAGCACGCTGGCCAGTGCTTTTCCCAAACTGTCTCACTACCACTGGCGCAGCCATGGCGAAGCCGTGGGTTTGCGTGACTGTCTGCAACGGCAGGCGGCCGGACTGCCCCCGGAAACAATCGTATTTGGTTCGGCTTGATGTGTGATTGCACTTCACGGCGAACGGCTCGATCAGCAGGTGTTCTGCTTTGCTTGTGACTGTAGTCAGCGGTGCGCCGGTGGCATATTGTCGGCCGTCGCCTCCGAAACCCGTTTGCCCGATTTGAACGATGTACGGATCCGGGCAGTCGATAACATAGCGTTTTAGTCCCTTCACGATGCGGCGCAACGTGTTGTCCGCAAGCGGCTTTTTGCGGCCCATGATGCTGCGCGTTGGGATTGACCAGTCGATGCACTCGGCGGCTGTGCGGTAGGGCTGAAGCTGCCCCGCCAACACCTCGACACTGCCCGGCGCTCCATGGGATGGATCCGGCCACACAACAGCTTCACCGTCGCAACGACTGACGACAAACAGACGTTTTCGGATAGTCGGGGCGCCGTAATCGCAAGCACGCAGCTCTTTGTGATCGACGTTATAGCCCAGCCCAGCAACCAGGCGGTGGGCGTCGGCGCTATCGACATCGATCTGCAGGAATTCGCAAGCCTCGGCCAGCGCCGGGCAATCTGGCGCCACTCCGCTGCTCAACATGCCGATGAACGCGCGGAAGGTGGCGCCGGTATATGCAGGATCAGGGTACAAATTACCTTTTTTATCAGCTTTCAGCGGCCCCCATGAACGGAATTCCTCTACGTTTTCCAGCATTAGGTAGCGCGGGCGTACCGCCAGCGCCCAACGCAGTACCACCCAGGCAAGCCCACGAATCTCCTTCCTTACCGGCGTTCCACCTTTCGCTTTCGAGAAGTGGCGGCAGTCCGGCGAGAACCAGCCCAGCAGCACCGGTAGGCCACCGGTGGAGATTTTCGGATCAACGCTAAAAATGTCTTCCGGGTAGTGCAGCGTACGCGGGTGATTCACGGCATGCATCGCCATCGCCACAGGGTTGTGGTTCATCGCGATATGCGGCTCGAAACCCAGTGCCTGCTTGATGCCTTCACAACTACCGCCACCGCCGGCGAACCCAACCACAACCAAACCGTTATCAACAGCGTCAGGGCGGAAATCGACGATCTGTTTTTGGCGCGCCCAGGCATGCGCCGTTTTCTGGATTTCCTGCGGGCTGACGCGGTTGAGGAACATCTGATTTACTTTGGTGAGAACTTCTTGCTGTTCCTCATTGCTCAGAGCATGCACCGGTATCACTGATGATGCGCTCTGTTGAACTTCTGTCGGCCATATGCTCATGGGTTTTCTCCAAATCCATGACGGCTATAAAAAACGCCGTTAAACACGATGTGATTTCTTCCCTTATCCACGTTTCATCTCCGCATGATGATTGCGCTCTGTACGTCGTGCATTATCTTCTGTTGTTACCGTTAGGGATTCGGTTGGAACGCCGCGATAGCCACTTCCAAAATGCTTGACCACCACAGCTCCGTTATGAAATGCGATAACCTCACAACCCCGCTTACCCACCTTGTTTTATGAATGCAGAATGCCCCCACAGACAGTTCGCTCATAATGTCTGATCCTGGGAATTCGCCGCACGATACTCATCAAGGATCGCAAGAACATCGAGCTGCGTTCCCGCGGGGAGAACATAGGCCGTCTGCCCGTCAATTTCGCGGACTTCAGCCTGTGCCAAAACCTTCAATACATTTCGTGATTTCGTGGCGCTGAATTGAGGGATCGCTGTCGATTTCGTGGCTTTTGGCTTTCCCTTTTTCTGAGCTTTAGCGACGTCGCCTTTTAGGAGCTCACCGGCTTTTTCTCCGTGTTTTTTCACACGTTCAACAGCCAATGGAATATCAACAGCCCCCTCCTCTACTAATTGATGCACGTCATAATTAGCAGAGAGCAGCACCAGCGCATTATCAACCTTATAACGAGGTATATGTAAAACCTCGGCAATTTTATCAGCCACAAGATTGAGATTTTGCAAATCCCGAACTAATAACGCCTCTTCATAATCAGTTATTGGAAGCTGATTATTGCTCGTTCTTACTCGCGCGATTCGCTCGATGTTGTTGCCCTCGAATGGGTCAATGCGAATCCAATCTACGGGGCGACCAGCTTCATTGAGTAAACGATGGAAGTTTTCATTACGGCGATGTCCTTCAATAATCCACACGCCGCCATCATCTCGAGGGATAACCTCAAGCGGAGGGACTTTCCCTCCCGCCAACATGAATTGATATAATTTTTCACCAGCTTCATGATAGCGCTCGTTCTTGACACGGATATCGAATTCAGGATTGACGTGAATATTTTCCAACTGGATTAAAAAACCAGTTTTTCCACGTTTGATAATTTTTTCATCAATCATTTTGTTAAATGAGTTTGCCATCGGTCATACCTCTCTTTCCACATTAAAATAATTAAGACTATGCTTTCGACTCAGCAGCCATGCGGCGCAATATTTCTTCTTCGGTCGGCAACGGTTGTGTTGAAACCAGTCGGAATATCTCCCGGCGGACACTGGTGCCGCGTTTAAGCAGGTGTTCAACCCTGAATACCGGCATTTTTAATACTCTGGCGATTTGCACTGGGGTGCGCCCGGAAAGATGCAGCTGATAAACCCCAGTGATAACTTTGCGGCCATAAACATTGCGGTTGCCAATTTTCACCACGGGCCCTGTTTCCCACATCGGTTTGCTGACGGCCAGCGGTTTAGGCGGCGGCTGATAACACGATTTCGTTCTTGCTCGCGCTGCAGCGTTCATCGTGTCGAGGATTGAGGCGCCATAATCACAACCATCATCAAGCCCGATCCGGCGCTCGTTGATTAATCTGTTAATCTCTAAAGACATTGGTCATACCTCGCATTACAGATTTTTTCTAAAATCCGTTGCCAACCGCTGCACACGGCGGCACATATCAACATCGAACATTCCGATGTGGCATTCGGAACATGGGATCCCCAACTGTTGAGCCAACCACTCGTAAGCCTCCGGCCGTTTCATCCCAAATTCTTTCCAGAGCGGATCAAACGCCGCATGTGCCAGTCGTTTTGCCGCCCGCAGCTGGATGTTCGCCAACCGCCCCAATGGCACAGCGTCGCTGTCACGATGACAACCGACATACGCCCCGCATGGGTCACACGACCAGTAATATCCGTCAGCCAAATCCTTCCGGTGCGGATAAATCACAAACCCGCGTACCAGCTTCGCCGGCTTTCCGCAGTAATCACATGCGACTACGCGGCTGATATTTCTCGTTTCCATCTAACCTCCTGTGTACGGCTGCTCGCCTGTTTCTCGGTACGCCTGGCTCAGATAACCCCGCCATGCGGAATGAGCCTGGATTTCATTGCGACGCCGTAGCCCGGCGTTTTGCGCTTGCTTTAGCGCTTTTCTTTCAGCTTCGTTTTGTGGCTCACCTCCTTGCAGAACAAGCCGATAAAATGCCCCTTCAAAATCGATATTCGATGAAACCTGAGAGCCGTTTTTCTTCGGTTCAAACAGCCCTTGCCATTCATTTGCGATGCTTTGCCGAATAACAATTTCCGGTAGGTGTCCGTTAGCCCTGAATTCAGCAAGATTATTTAGCGTCTCGATGATTCCTTTTTTCGTCTTGATTGGTTTTTTAAGTTGTTTCCTGAATTCAACCCATTCAGCCCACAACTCAGCATCCAACCACTCAGGAAGTTCAACATTCAAAGGATCGAATTTCCTTGCGTTCCCTTTCCCCTCGGGGGGTAAGGGGGGATCTTTTATATCTTTCTCTTCCTCTTCCTCTGGTAACGTATTTTGATCTCCACCTGTAACGCCATTAGCGTTACCATTCGCGTTACTGCTGCGTTTCAAATCACGCATTTTTGCAACACGATCATTTGTAAGTGCACGTTTCTTTGAGGAATTTCCGTTATGACGTTCGAAGTTAGGAAAAATGAGCGTCCCGCCTTCCTCCGCCAACCACCCCACACGAATAAGCGCATCAGCAAATCCTTGAATGAACGTGATCCGATCTACTGCATTTTTTGTAACGCTCGCAGCGTTACTTCTTGCGTTACCGTCTATGGTTTGTTGATCCGCCCAAGTCCAAAGGCGCACAAGTTTTCCCAACGCTGCATCAGGGTCTATGTCCAATATTTCGGCAAGCTGGAATACCTCGGGTTTATCCGGGGTTATTACCTCGATTTTTATCCAACTGGATGCCATAAACGCCTCGATGTATTAATTTCGTAACGCACACAGCGTTACTTTTTGCGTGAATGTGCGTTGCAATTCGGTTTCCCTTTAACTCGCTTCAGGGGTTTTGCATATGTCTTCGCAATAGCCAGGCTGCTGGCTATCGTTGCGTTAGGTCTACTGCTGTAGTGATCTGCCCCACGCATAGCGGCAGAACGAGCCACATCATCAGCAAAGCCATCACGCACCAACTGATCACGGATTTGTGCTTCCACCTGCTCTTTAGTAAAAACTGCCATTGGTCATACCTCGTTAAATGCTTTGTTCGCGAACCTTCCGCATAAATTCTGAATCAGCATCGGGTGGCGCCATCATTTCCCCATCGCCGAGATAATCAGGGTTCATGTATTGGTCGTGATAAATGCACGATTCCTCCTGACAATTTGGGCAAAAGCCGCTGCTATATTTTTTCGTGCCGCAGTCTTCACAGTAATTAGCCATTGGTCATACCTCGATTAGTGCAAATGTGTTCTGGCCACCTGCCGGAAACGTGCAAACTCACGCTCTGCCTCGTCACACTCGCGATCGAATACGGCGAGTGGCGCATGCAGCAGTGCAGCAGCGATCGCGTCCTGGTGTTCTTTCAGTGCCCGCGTAGCGAGATACTCAATGCTGTTCCCTGCGACCGTCTGGGCGCGCAACGGAGCTGGCATAGCATCCAAAATTGCCGGTAGCAGATCAGCGATATATCCCTGCACCCTGGCTGAATCGCCATCAAGCCAGCGGAAAAGCTGCTGTTTGTTGTTGTGCCACGCATCAAAGTCGATAGTGCCGTCGGCACGTTCGATAACGCCAAGCCGCGGCGTGGTCATGTTGCGCCGGTGGTATGCTGCCGTTACCAGTTCGGCAACTCGTCGCTGCCCTATCTCTGCCGCCCACGCGCGCAGAGTGTTGCGTACCTGCTCATGTTTGATTTCCATAAATCAGTTCCTATTCGTTCTGAGGGGTAACCTGATCACCAGTTGGTACATATTCAGGCCAAATGCGTGACCAATCTTTTGGTCTTAGATCTGCGCGAGTCACAACACCTGATGTTGCCTCTTCAATCGCAGGGCAAAGTGCCGGAGGTACAGGCGAAACCCCTGAAGCCATTTGGGATAAATACGAAGGTGACGCACCAATTTTTTCTGCCAGCTTCTTGGCGCCACCCCGCTTCAGGGTCGAAATGTATTGCTTGAGCTTCATGATTATCTCCGTTTCACAATCGAGCTGACTTTATCAAACACTAAATTAAAACTCAACCATTTGCTTGTTTACGGTTTACTAATCAAAATTGCGCTATGGACATACGCGAAATCAGGCGTCAACGCCTCAAAGAATGGTTTTCAGACAAGCCTTTGCCAAAGAGGGAGATGAGCTATATTTCTCAGCTAATCAATGGGAAATCATCATTTGGTGAGAAAGCTGCAACGAGGCTTGAGAGTGACTATGGGATGCCGCCAGGCTATTTAAGCCAGCCCTTCAATGATGATGACGACAGCCCTCCTATAGCTGTTTCTAACAAGCAAGAAGAGAAGCTCATCAAGCTCTTCCGTGAACTCCCTGACTCTGAAAAAGAGCATATGGTTGCTCTCTTTGAGTCAAAAGTTAAAGAATTCAACAAGTTATTTGACGAACTGTTAAAGCTTCGAAACGGCGAACGTCAATAAAATCAGATAATTAAACATCAATTCAATAAAAACCGGCCTTGAGCCGGTTTTTTTTCGTCCAAATTTCCCTGCCAAAATTTAAAGTAAATGGTTTACTTTCACTTTAGCAAATAGTAAAGTTCAACCATCGACAGCACGCAACCCAGCGACAAGGCAAGGACAGCCCACGTAGTAGCTGCCCGGTGCGCATGAATACCGGGATGAGTCGCAAGTAACACGGCACAGCAAGCTGTTCAGGTAGCAAAACGTTCCGCCAGCCGGGCGAAAACGGCACGAGGTATGACCAATGACCAACTTCACGAGTAGAGGGCAACAATGATCAGCACAACCGTTCCCCATAGTGGAAAAGCAACACAGTTCAGAAATAAGCGCACTGGCGCTGCATGGGTTGCGCATTATGATATTCATGCCAAGGTTTATCATTTTGAACCAACAGGTAATTTACGGGCAATTAAATCAGGCTTTGACGCCCGTAGCATTCCGCCAGAATTTGAACCGGCAGGCACGCATTAAATAACACATCTAAAGGAAGTATATGCAACAACTATTATTCGCATTAGTTGTGTCGGTATGCCCTGCGCATGAGATATGCAAAGACGTGGTTTATGAAGTTTACGAGTCAAAGCAGGCATGCGATGACGCCATATTCGAAAACCGAATTTTTAACGGCAACTGCTATGAAGTGGAAGCCATAATTCATCAAAAATAATGAGGTATGACCATGAAAGTAACTAACGCCACTTTAGTTGTTGATGAACTTCATGACGAAGTTCACGCAGTATCTGAAAATAGCCAAATCATCGGTTATATGGCTAAGTCAAAAAATAACGAACTCCCTTTTGGTGCTGTTTCTCCAGCAGGTTTGGATCTTGGTGATTATGATTGCCCAGACTGTGCAATTAAAGCCATTTACAGCAAAGCTCATAACATTACACATGGTCGCATTATCGCCACACATGGTCGCATGAACGCCAGTAAAGACCCACGGAAAATGTTGATAGCAGCATTGCTGATTTCATTACTCGAACAATCAAAAGCTCAAAATACTCACTAATTGCCGTGTGTAGTTTCCCCGCCGTCGCTGGCGGGGCTTTTTGAATTCATTGAAATGTGCCTCGCGCTTCCCCAATTGGTTCGGGGGCGTCAAGGCGTAGGGGCACATTTCAATGAACCACACATCCATAGGAGGATATATGGCTATAGATATTATAGTTGATGCGAAGCGGGTTAACTTCGTGGAAATTGGAGGGAATGATTACTACCAATGCTTAAAAGTATCTTTGTCATCCATTGAATTAACCGAGTCCGTTAACGCAAAAACCATTGTCTCGGAATATTCAAACAATCAGCTTTTAAGAGCTATTGGTGAGTCAAAGGTAGCTGAATGGCTATCCGAACAGGGATATTCGGTCAGCATAGGTGATGCATTATGACGCCCCGCACATTTTCGCCAGTCGCTGCAAGAAAGGCTCAAGCTGAATATTGCAAAAAACATAATGCACCGCATTTTGCTCCACGGGACGGGATTTGTTTTCGCTGCAAGAAGGATATTTATCAGGAAAGCGGAATACCAGGGCACACCACGGGAATCAGCCTCGAAGAGGCCACAACCACGCTGGTGGTCTACTGCTCTCACTGCAACCGCAGTTATGACGACTGAAAAGTAAAAGGCCCGCACAAGGCGGGCCAGTCCGGCTTAACGTCCCAGCGACGGCGGAATCAGCGACCAAACCGACTCCAGCGAGGTATGACCAATGGCTTCCACCACTGGACGCCGCGATTATAGCGAGATTCGGATGAGAAAGACAACATTTAGCGTATTAGCCTGCTCTGTGAACATAGTTAGTTCAGAAAGCAAACTGCCGATGCAAGCCGTAATCACAACGTCCAATGAGGCGGTTATTTCAACGGTGAGAGATTTAATCTCAGTTGGATTTATTACCGTCGAGGATTTGCTTTCCCTGACCGTTGAACAAGTCAGGAATTGTGATGCGATTTCATTACGCCACGTTTTACCCAACGCAGTACTCAACGAGTTAATCACAACTCATAAATCTATTTCCAAAGAAATATAAGCGAGGAATGACCAATGCCTTTATTTACTTGTGGGTTCCCTCCCAAAAAATCAGCTGCTGCAAACGGCACTGTTGCATTAGCAATTGCCGTTGAGGCCAAAAATGCCAAGCTGGCAGAAATGAAAGCAACCATGCTGCTGGAAGAGGCTTTCCCAAACTCAACCAGTAACTTTTTCAAACCTAAAATCTGTGCTGACCGTGAGGGATTACCGCGTCCGCCGGTAGATCAATTCGACGCTGAATGGATGACGAAAAATCAGTGGAACGATGACACCAAAGAATACGAGCGAATCCCCTTGCCGGAACAATCAGAAGAAGAGGAGGAAGAAGACGACGAAGCAGCCTTTACCGCACCCAAAACGATCTTTGAGTTGCCTGTCGGCGTTCGTGTCGCATATATCCTGATGTACGGCACAGAGCCTGATACGGTCGATTTAGAGCATCTCTCTAACGCATATGACCTGATCAACGATGATGAAGCTGAACCGCGCCTGCGTGCGATCGTTGATGCGCTGCCCCGCGTCCCACAGGTCAAGTCGATGCTGATTACATCCGTGGAAAAACTGATCGAGGCGATTCAGGCTAAGTCGCCGGCCATGAAATCATGGCCAGAGGTCAAGAAATTTGCGGACTCCTGGGTTCACACAGCCAATGATGAACGTGCACCAGCACCCGAGAAAAATACTGCTATTACTCGTTCATATGATGCACTCGACAACGAAATTGCGTTGGCCATCATGGGCGTTAATCCGCTGCACGCAAAGGCATCCGACGTTACTGCGGCAAAAGAGCTGATCAAAAAGCGAGATCAAACCTGGCGGGCATGGAGCATGTCGTTGCGGGTTATCGTCGGTATCCTCGATATCGACCGCGAGATCATTTTTGAAATGATCACCGTCGGTCTTTCATACCCTGAATTTTCCACAAACTCAGACATCAGGCGCAAATTCATTCATAAATGCCTCTCGGAACGTTGCGGGATGGTCTTTGATGCAGAAGAAAAGCCAGCCCAAAATTCAGCAAGCCAGGCTACCGACGGCCAGCAAAAAGTGCCGACCACTCAAGACGAGCAGCTCAAAGTGCAGAGCTTGGGTGATGGCAAATTTAGCATTGACGGGTTGATCGGCAATTCCGAAAAACCAAGTGAACCAGAAGCCGACCCTGCCCCTGCTGCAATCGCAGTTAAGGCTGATGTGCAACCAGAAAATAAAGCACCAACCGCTGACGATGCAATTACCACGGACGATTTTCAAACTCGTGCGTCTGTGCTGGAAAAAGAGCTGGATTCGAAAGAAGGCACTGCAGCGAAGAACCTCGACATTTGGAAACGCGTTCAGCGGACTGACCCAGCTCGAACTAAACGGAAAGATACCCGCGACAATAGCGGAAAAATCATTCGCACAGTAACGAGCATTCGGCCGACATATCAATATATGCGAGCCACTGAAATATTCGGCCCATTCGGTATTGGCTGGGGCGTTGATGTACTTGAAGAACGATTCGATCCCGGAATCCCTTTAATGGAAGGCATTATTGATAGTGCTGGCCGTGAAACGGGCAAGAAAGTCATGCGTGATGGGGACGGTAAAATCATGACATCGCTCAATCACACGATGAAAATAATGCTCTGGTACAACCATGATGGTGCCCGAGGCGAAATTATCGCATACGGCCACACCAAATATCTGTACGCCAGTAAATTTGGCCTAAGTGTTGAGGAAGAACCAAGCAAGAAAAGTCTCACTGATGCCACCACCAAAGCCCTTTCATCTCTCGGATTTAGTGCTGATGTTTATTTGGGCATGTTCGAAGATAACGAATATACACAAGAAAACGAATATGAGCACAGCATTAAAAATGCCAGCGATAAGGCTGAAGACTCAGTGCGCCTGAGAAAAGAATTGGATGAACGGTTCAAAGCCAACACCGAAACAATGCGTAATGCGGTCACAAGCAATGAAGTCGTTAAAATCTGCTCGTCTCTTACCCGTGTTATTGGTTCGCATATTAAAAGCGCCAAGGCTGTTGCAGATATGGAACATGTTAAATACCTCGAAAGCCGCCTGACTCGGCTGGAGGAAATTAAGGTTGAATGCCTGGCTAAATTTGAAGAGGAGAAAAAACAATGAGTACCAGAACTATCGATTTAGCAATCGAAATGAAAAAACTACAGGCGTTAGCCGAAGATGGCGAGCTTACCCCTGAGATGATCAAAGACACCCTTGAGGGGTTAGAGGGAATGGTCGGCGATAAACTCGATGCAACCATGGCTGTTGTACGGGGTTTTGAAGGGCAAGCCAGCGTCTGTGATGCTGAATCAAAACGCCTGGCAGCCCGCAAGAAAAGCTGGGACAACCAAGCAGGACTACTGAGGAAATACATTCTTGAATGCCTGCTAACATCCGGATCCGACACTATTAAAACGGATCTCAACACATTTACTGCCCGGAAAGGCTCGCCGTCTCTGGTGATCGATGACGAAGAGTTATTGCCAGATGACTACGTTGAATCATATACCGAAGTCGTTAACAGAGTGAAAAAAGACGAGCTGAAAAAAGCGATCCTTGCTGGTACAGAAATTAAAGGTGCCCACATCGAAACAGGCCCACGCTCTTTGCAAGTTCGTTAACTGATTTTCAAAAATCAAAAAAATACCGACCGGCAAGTTATCCTGCTGGTCGGTCTTATCGTTGAGGTATGACCAATGAACAATCTGACGTTATTGGAATGGTGCGCTGAAGCCTACCCCGGAAAAAAACCAACATTGCAAACGCTCCAGCGTTGGGCGAGGAATGGCAACTTTTATCCTGCGGCTGAGAAACATGGCCGCGAATACCGATTAGCGCCAGGAACCATTTACATAGATCCGAGTGATCTGCAACTGGGCAAAAAAATAAGAGATGCCCAGAGTGCTGAGCCTGCTCGGGCAGCATTTCTGGAGAAGGTAATTAATGACACGGAGAAAGGGAGGATATGATATGAAGCTGCCTAGAAATCTAACCTATCGCCGTAATTGCCGATCATTTTACTGGCGAAACCCAATAACAAAAAAAGAAATATCACTCGGCCAAATATCTCGAAGGGATGCTATTTCGCAGGCCATCGAAGCCAATCACTATATTGAGCAAAATTTTTCGCCAGTGTTGCTGCTGGAAAAAATAAAAGGCACTCAAGAATATACGTTGAATTCATGGTTGGAACGTTACGAAGTGATCTTTAAACGTCGTGGCCTGGCTGAAAACACTTATAAGGTGCGCACTGGGCAGATAGCTATTATCCGCGAACGATTAGGCGATTTAGTTCTATCTAAAGTAACAACTCGCCACGTTGCGGAATTCCTCGAATTTTGGATTGCACAGGATAAAAAAACGATGGCTGCAACAATGAGATCTGTATTATCTGACATTTTCCGTGAGGCGATTGTCGAAGGGCATATCGAAAATAACCCTGTCAGCCCAACACGCGCCGCAAAAATAGTAGTGAAGCGCGAACGGCTGGAGCTGGCGCAATACGGGCCTATTCGTAGTGCAGCAGAGCCGATGCCGAAGTGGTTCGGTCTGGCGATGGATCTGGCACTGGTCACGGGCCAACGGCGCGATGATTTGGCTCAGATGCGATTTGACCATGTCGTCGACGGCCGCCTGCAGGTGGAGCAGCGTAAGACTGGCGCCCTAATTTCGCTCCCCCTCGATTTGGAACTGAAGTGCGTTGGTCTGCATCTCTGTGATGTGATCGATCGCTGCCGACTGGCCAGTACAACAGAATTCATGCTCAGTGCCGGTGTCAGGAAAAACAGCCCTGACGGATCCCTGCACCCGGACGGACTGACGAAGAAATTTGTTGCGGCGCGAAAAGCTTCAGGATTGAAATTTGAAGAGAACCCGCCTACGTTTCACGAGATCCGTAGCCTGGCTGGGCGTCTGTATGAGAAGGAAAGAGGAAGGGATTTTGCGCAGAAATTACTGGGGCACACGTCGGAAATGATGACGTTGAAATACCTCAATACGAGGGGGAAAGAATTCATAATGCTGTAAAAGACCGAATATCAAAATTCGAGATAATTTCGAGAAATTTCGATAATCTCGAAAAAATCACTTTAAAAACAATAATTTAAAAAAAGACCGAATACGATTCCTATATTCGGTCTAGGGAAATGGCTCTTGGGAGAGAGCCGTGCGCTAAAAGTTGGCATTTAATGCAGGGCTTGTTCAGCCGTGCACTTTAAGAGTAGCCTACCGCGCCAGTTTTGCCAGCCGCCCGGCGGCCGCGTGATAGTTTCGTGACGAAATAACTATGCGGCAAAGGCGCATCAATCCGCGCACCTTGGGCAAGGCGTTGGCAAATAAGCGGTTAGTCAGCGCACAGCTTCTCGGCGCGTTCGATAAACGGCGCCAGGCTCATTTTTTTCCCCGGTTCGGCAGGGTCGTCCAGCAGGAGCACTTCCAGCAGCTGGGCACGCTGATGACCCTTCTTCACCTGCTGCTCCGCTGCGTCGTTGAGCGGGTATTGCATCAGGGTGCTGTTGTTGAGCACGAACAGCGCGCCGCCGCTGCGGCACTGCAGCGTCACTTCTTCCTTGGTGAACGCCCACTGTTTGCCGTATTCCAGTTTGGTGATGTTCACCAGTTTATCTGCCGCCAGCGCGCCGGTCGCGGTTGCCAGCAGCGTAATGCCGAGTAATACCGATTTCAT